CTACTTGAGGAAGTTCTGGGACGTGACGGACGCGGCGAATTCATCACCGGCCACCATATCCTTAAAGATCGTGAGAACCGCCGAGATCGCTGCCGCCTCAACCGAGACGGGATAGCGAACAGTAGCAGACATGATCACTTTCTGCGGAAGAATCACGTCGTTGGCGTCGATTCCAGCGTGAATAACGCTAAAAGTCGTCTCAGCGACAGTTTGATTCCCAACAGGCACGCGGCGACGCTGGACCACAATCTTCGGCATACTCGCCGTGTGTCCGGAAGTCGTCCATGTTTTCGAGTCCCCAGTAGTGGAGAACTCGGTTAGGGTCGTGGACATTGCAGCCACTATTTTACTCCTCTATAAGCCGCTTGAGCGAGCAATGCAAGAAGGTCAACCGCCTTCCAAGCATTAAGCTTTACGGCAAAGTGCGGGGTGAATGAAATGGAAGCAGGTTCCCGATAGTTGACAACTGTCTGACTAGTAACGTGCCGCCAAGGAGCCGTAGTGAAATAATACGGCGACTTAGCGACTGCCCAATGATAGAAATCTCTATCTTCGGTAATCTTACAGCCAGACTTTGCCACATAACTGGGATTAGCCATTACAAAACTTGCAGCAGACAAAGCATCACCCACAGTGAAGAACCAGTCAATTACAAATGAGAACTTTTGAAGCTCCCATAAAGTAGTGACTGGATTAATCCAAAAGGGTGAAAGCTTCATATCGGCGGCGGCACAGCCCCTGAGTTCAACTTTGACATTACTTGTGTCATTGAAGAACTCATTACGAGCTGGATCACCACCGGCAGCGACGTTTTGGAGTGATACAGGAGTCTCATATGAGGCCCCAGAACACTTCATAACGCGTCGGTACCCTTGGCCCAACATGTTCATGGCCTCATTTAGATTATTCCAATCATAAATGAGAGGACGAAGACCGTACCTAGATTCAAGCCAGCGATTAACGCTTTCTTGACCCCAGGAAGCGGCTTTCTCCTTCCAAGAACGTTGGCGGCGTCGCTTGCCAAGCAGTCTCTGGTGACGATCGAACCACTTGCGCAATCTCTGCGCATTTGATTCAAACATCCTCCTAGTACTGCTTAGTTCAGCTAGCCAAGTGCCAAGGTCGAAACCCGATTCTTGGATATTCGCAGCAGCACTCTGTACTAATACAGAGGTCTGTGATTTATCCCAGCTATCGAGAATCGATTGTCCATCGCGTGAGAGCCATGAAGGAGACACCAGCATATCCGGTGTCCAGACTTCGCTCCAGTTAGGCAAACCGTCTACTTTAAGAGTAGACGGCTGCGTGTCACAGTAAGTTGTCTTACGTGACCACTGGAAGAAGTAAGTCCATGGTAAAAGCTCACCTTTGGCCCGACGGCGGTAGAACCCTTGGAGTGTCTGTCCGGACGTATGTAACTCGTCGCACCCAGTCATACTCGTCGAAGAGACTAAAGTATGATCCTGGAGTCCCGGGTTATAATGTTCGGAGTAAACACTCTGATAGGTTAGACCGCCCTGCGATTTGCTGTAAGCCGGCAAAGGCTACCTCCTAACCAGGTTGAAAACCTCCGACTTCCGCATAAAAGCCGAAGGACGAGGCCACTACTGGATGGGTATCACTACCCACTCTCCC